ATTCCCGCACGATTCACGCAAACACGCAAAATCCACGCATTTTTTACGCAAGTCTTGGATGTATGTAAATGTTTACTATATTTGCGTACAAATTCATTCAAACTATCAAAGAGATGAAAATCAACAAAGCAAAAGAAGTAGTCAGACGACTACTGATTCAGTATCCCGAACTGCGGGATAACGACTATCGCCTACTGGCAAACGTGTGGAATATAGAACTGCGTCGTCACAACGTAAAAACCACGGAAGCTACGGCTATGGATTTCCTACATATGCTTGCTTCTGGACAACTGACGAATTCAGAAAGCATCCGACGTATGCGAGCAAAGTTGCAAGAAGAAGAACCTGCTTTGCGTGGGAAGGCATATGAGAAACGCCACAAAATTTCATCTAACGTAAAAAACGATTTGGGTTATGCAGTATAGTCAAGAAGAAACGTGGGTCACTGGTGCTACGAGTGGCACTGTGTACGAAACGTACAACGCTAAGATTTGGACTCCGTGCGATGATGATGAAGTATGGTTCAATCCCGAATACTTCATTGACAAAGGCTACCGTTCATTTGCTTGCACAAAGGGCGCAAGCGGTGGTGATAAATCGTTTGTGTCTGATTTATCAAAAGACGAGTTAGAGATAGCGTTGAAGCAATCGGGTTGGATTTACTTCACGCTGTACTACTGCCTTACGGAACATTCGGAAAAAATGAAAAAGAAGCGAGATGGACAAGACACAGCTCAATAAATGGCTTGCGTGGCGGGAAGAACTAGGCTTGCCTCCCGTCTCTCAAGATGCCATAGATAAGATACTCAGCGAATGCGTGATTATCGAAACGAAGCCTGAACCACCACTCAAAGTGTACACAGTGAAACGATACCTTTGGGGACTAATCAAAATCTACAAACCATTAAAAATCCATAGAGATGAATACTAAGATTGCATCAATTGAAAAGACCGACAACAACCCTTGGACGTGGAACGGAAAGAACTTTTACGACTTCTGGGTAAAGCTGGAAAACGGAACGGAAGGAACAGCGTCTAGCACGTCACCAGAAGCCCCACCTTATGCCGTTGGCGATGAGGTAGAGGTAGAAGTACAGTCCAATAAATGGGGTACAAAACTGAAGATTAAAAAGGTCAAGGCTGAAGGTCAAAGCGGTGGAAATAAAGAAGCGTACTGGGCTGAGAAAGACGAACGTATCAGTCGTCAGTGGGCAATCAATGCTGCGATGGAATACCTTGCTCACGCTACTACGCACGCTTCACAATTCAACGAGCAGGAGATTAAGCAGGCGGCTCGTATGATGCTGCATCTACGCGACACCTTGACCGAGGATACACTTGAACAAAAAACGCCATTCTAATGAATCAAAAAGCATTCTGGTTAGACATAGAAGGAGGAACTGCGGAAGCAGGCAAACCAATAACTCCCGAATCAATAGTTACGCTTGACCTAGGTATAACGATAAAAACAAAATATATGCACTCAAACGAGTTTTTTGTCTCCCCGCGCAAACTATCTGATTTTATCAAATTAATTGAAAACATAGAAGATGAACCAGTTTCTGACCACTCCAAAACTTGCACCTTCGGAAAAGGAGTACCACGAGGGAGTAAATAACTTTTTGTTATGGCTAAAGCGTCAACCGTATATGCGCCAGCAAATGAATAAGGATAAGGTATCTACACTGGTATTTCAATTGGGGTATACCTTGGTTGACGGCAACGATGGAGAGAAATTTTTGTTTCCTACGAAGACAGCGGTACAACACGAAAAAGATTACCCTGCGTATTGGGAACAATGGCAAAAAAAACAGAAGAAAAAATGACACTTAAAACATTTATCGACTACCATTTCGGCACGTTCGAGCATATGAACAAAAAGCTGGGGTGGAAACGTCAAACGAGCAACAGGTACTACAACAAGACTCCACATCGCTTTATCGACTTCACTGACGAAATCATAAAGCATACGGACGTGGACAGGGTAGAGTGGGCAAATATGGTAGCTTTACGTATGTCCGAGTTGCAGCAGTATGGAATTTAAGGATTGGTCACGATGCACCGTTTCGGAGTTACGATATTACCGTAGGCATTTGCTTGCGTTAATCGTAGCTTCGGACGGAGCAAAGTGTGCTAAACTCACCGAAATGCTCAATCAATGCAAGTTGGTGTTGAACCAAAAAACAAAGGAAACGAAGTATTAATGGAACGGTACGTGTACTTGTATCGCGATGACGACGGCAACTATCAGTGGACTGCATCCATTATGGAAGCCGAACTCTTCAGTAACAGCACGTACTTTCAAATCGAAGTAATCTATGAGGCAATTTAAAGGAATATGGATTCCAAGGGAAATCCTCGAACATCCCTTACTTCAACCCGTAGACAAAATTCTATGGGGTGACATCGACTCGTTTAACTGGAATGAACATACGTTCTTTAAGTCGAACGATACGATAGCAGAAGAGTACGGAGTGAGTGAACGAACCATCAGTCGAGCAGTCGGTAGACTCAAAGAAGCTGGGTTGGTTACGGTGACTTCAAACGGTCGGACTAGACACTTGTGTCCAGTCAGGGTAGACAATTTGTCTAGTCTGCCTAGACAATATGGCGACTCTGCCTCGCCAATTTGTCTACCTAATAAGAACAATATAATAAAACAATCTAAGAAAACAATAGATAGGACTCGCACGCCAAAAAACTTTGAAGAATGCGAGGACTATTTCTTTGAGATTATGCCCGCAGGCAACGCCAAAGACCAGGCGATAGCGTTCTATGATTACTATTCCGCGAACGGCTGGGTGCAGGGCAAGAACAAACCCTTGAAAGATTGGAAAGCCTGTGCTAGATTGTGGGTTCGAAGAAGCAATGATTTTAAAAAGGAAAAAAATGGATTCAAAGGAGAAAACTTTAGCGTTGACGGAATCAACGACTTTGTTGTTAACGGATAAAGAGGACAAGGTGGGGCTGATAACGCCCGCTGAGGCTTGGACAAAAGGCACGAACATACAAGTAGCCTTAAAGACTCATCCCGCTGTATGCCGTGGATGGATTATGTCGGAAGTAGGTAGGCTATGCAAAGACGTAGATGCGAAGAAGACGTTGAGCAGTGACGAAGAGATGCGGTTTACGTGTCGGGCAATCATCGAAGAACACCCTACTATTACGCTTGAAGAAATCAAAGTCTGTTTTGATATGATTCGTATGGGCAAATTCGGAAAGCTGTACGAGCGTCTGAAGTCGGCAGAAATCCTCGAATGCTTACGGCGTTATGAAGGTGAGGTACGCACGGATATTATGGAAGCCAAACGACAGGCAGAAAAAGACGAATACCGCAAATACACGGAGCAGAAACTTGAACCGCTAAATCTGGCGCAATTGGTAAAAGACAGCCCCAAGGCGAAAGGCAAAGGCATCGGAAGCAGACTGCGCGACCACCTCGACGCATATGCAGAATATGACCCTACGCTTGCAGAAACGCAAAAAACGAATTAGATTGCAGCACTATCGCTTTGGTTCATTAGGTAGTTTTCATTCTTTTTGGGTTGAACGGAAAGGGAGGCTTATGCCTCCTTTTCTTATATTGTAAAGCGTGAGCGAGCGAACAAAAGCAGTCAAAGCACTAGACGCAGCGTACAGCATATACGTCCGTAAAAGCCACGCCGATGAATACGGTATGGTAGCTTGCTGGACGTGCGGCAAAAAAACGTACTGGGAAAAAGAAGGGATGCAGGCAGGACATTTCCAGACACGCAACAAGTACAGCACGCGATGGCATTACGAGGAGATAGACGGTAAGGTAGTTACGCTAAATTGTAAGCCACAATGCGGAGGTTGCAATTTGGTGATGGGTGGCAGGAACTACGAGTTCGGCAACCGTCTCAACCAAGTGTACGGAGAAGGCACAGCCGAACGTATTATTGCCGAGAGTAATGCATTGCGCAAGTTCACCACGCCAGAGTTACGCGAGCTAACTCAATTCTTTAAGAAGCTAACCCACGACTGTGACCTGCATACATAAATTTTGGTCGGAGAACTACAAAGAAATAATCACAATCTCCAGCATATATATAGAATCTAAATACGCTGAAGACTTGGTGAATGACATAGCCTTGACTATCTTCGAACGCGAAGACGACAAGTACGAGGCGATGTGCGAGCGGGGCGAGTTGCTTTGGTACATCATTAGATGGATTAAAATCTGCAACTTCTCCAAGACCACACGCTTTTACTACAAGTACAAGAAATGGCAAGAGCATCTGACTTTCGAATATCCCCTCAATGCTTTGGGTACGATGCCCGACAGCTACAAGGAGATGGACTACAAAGAACAACTGGAGAACGTAGAACATCTGCTGGACGATTTGTATTGGTTCGATGCCGAAATTTTCAAGGTATATTACCTGCATAATCACAGCATAAACACACTAACCGATGCCACAGGAATCAGTAGAAAAACAATCCAAGTCAGTCTCCAAAAAACCAAGGACTACATCAAAGCGAACATCGAAAAAGTCCAAGGGTCTGGGAGATACAATCGAAAAGATAGCAGAAGCAACGGGAATAAAGGAGATAGTTGAAGCTATCACTGACGATTGCGGTTGCCAAGAGCGTAAGGAATGGCTGAACAAACGCTTTCCATATGCCACTACGATGAACGCACACCAAAAGAAGGTGTACGAAGACATCATTAAACCAGAAGCAGACAAAGGTGTGCTGACAGCAGTAACACAAAAAGCGGTAAACGATATGTACCGTGACCTGTACAAGTTCAAAGCACGCTTCACTCGATGCGGTAGCTGCCTCAAAGAACGTCTGGTCAAATTGCAACAGGTATACGAAGCGTCGTGCGAATCATAACGGCGGGCATCCTCGATGGCTACCAACGACGGAAAGACAAGACGGTAAGCCTACGCTTTGTAACTCAAGAAAAGACGAGTAGCGAAGTGATGACCATCGACGAACTGACCGACACTTATGGAATCTTATATTTCAAAGCAGGGGAGACGATGGAGGAATCCGAACTAGAAGAGTTAGAATCAATTGACCTCGACCTATATGACCAACCAAAGACGCAAAGCCAGAGGCTACGCAATGTCATATACAAGGTTTGGGAGTCACAAGGTAAACGAGGGGAGTTTAAAACCTTCTACAAGCAAAAGACGGATGCCATTATCGAATACCTAAAAAGTCAAATTGAGTTGTAAAGAACAAGCAAAAACAAGCAAATGACATTTGTAAAAGGGAAAAGCGGAAATCCAACTGGACGACCCAAGGGTTCTAAAGACAAAGTAGGGTCAGCGGCTCGTGAGTTGTTTGTGCAGGTAATGGAAGGCGAGATGGAAAACATCCAAGATTCACTTGCCGTCTTGCGAGAGAACAGCGACGAGAAATACCTCAAAGCTCTAAGCAGTCTGATGCCATACTTTATGCCTAAGCAACAAGAGACCGAGATTAAGTTTGACGAAGCAGTCAAGCCACCATCTTGGTTTGATGAGGTGCTGGAACGTGAGGGCGAATCAAACAACTTAATTGATGAATGAAGAACTGAAAAACATCCTAGTAGAAAACGAATGCCTCTTAGCCGACGGCTTTGATGATTGCGTCTTGACCTATACAGTAGGTTACAGTACTCGTGCGGTATACAGTACATCTCGGATAATATTGAAGTTAATGAAAGAAGGTATGGACGAGGAGACAGCGTTAGAACACTTTAGTTACAACATCATTGGAGGCATTCCATCAGGCGATAACGCACCTGTATTTATTTACGACACACCTTTTGATTGATTAAAAAAATATGTAGAATGTTTGCTTGTTTGTGGAAGATGTGTATATTTGTACAGATTTAAACACCAAACGAAATGAAAACATTTGCAAAGAAGATGGACACGGACTACCTCGAAAGCAACCAGTGCTGTATGTGCGGTAGAGAAACAGACGAGTCGCTCTGGGTTCACACATACGGAGGCGGGGACATCATCCACCCAAATGACCCAGACATTAACGATGAGGCAGGTTACACGGGGATGTTCACAATCGGCAGCACTTGTGCCAAACAGCTTCCACCAGAGTACATAGTGAAACTGTAGAAAGTAGGGCGAAAGCCCTATTTTTGTTTAGATGCGTCAAGCCAAAGCATATTACGATTTATTGCACTGCAAGACGAGGATTGCCGTACTGCAAGGTGGCACTCGTAGTGGCAAGACTTTCTCAACTATTACACTGCTATGCGAGTGGTGCTATCGCAATCCAAATGCAGGCTACCTCATCACCGTAGTACGGAAGTCATTCCCCTCTTTGCGTGCGTCTGTGATGCGGGACTTCTTCTTCATCTTAGACAGAGAGGATTGGTACGACGAACGCAACCACAACAAGACCGAGAACACGTACAGCCTATTTGGAAATACGTGGGAGTTCATTTCCATTGACCAGCCTCAAAAGATACGAGGAGCGAAACGACAGTTCTGTTTCATCAACGAAGCCAACGAGCTAGACCTCGAATCGTACAGGCAGTTAGCTTTGCGTACCTCCAATGACTTCCAAGGCGTTTCTATGATTCTGGACTACAACCCGTCTGATGAATACCACTGGATATATGACCACGTAATTCCACGCGACGATGCTTCGTTTTACAAGTCCACGTACCTAGACAACCCGTTTCTTAATCAGGAGACCATAGACGAGATTGAAAGGCTCAGAGATACTGACGAGTACTACTGGACGGTTTATGGTCTAGGTGAGCGCGGAATTAGCCGAGAGACCATCTTTAGGTCTGACGTGTACAGCGAGTTGCCAGAGCGAGCAAAGTTCTTGGCTTGGGGATTAGACTGGGGATATGCCAACGACCCGACGGCTTTAGTCAAAGTCTATGAACACGACCACGCTCTGTATATTGAAGAGGTACTGTACAGCGGTGGATTAACGAACAGCGACATAGGCGACAAGCTCAAGGATTTTGGCATTACAAGGCACGAAGAAATCATAGCAGACAGCAGTGAGCCGAAGAGTATCGAGGAGATTCACCGTATGAACTTCAACATCAAACCAGCCAAGAAAGGAGCAGACAGCGTGAGGATTGGTATTGACCTGATGCGTAGGTACAAGCTGTACATCAAAGACACGAGTACCAATGCTCAAAAAGAATTCCGCAACTACAAGTGGATGACCGACAAAAACGGCAAGGTGCTGAATCAACCCAAAGACGAATGGAATCACTGTATCGACGCAGTGCGGTATGTTTGTCTTAATAAACTGCTTCGTAGAACGGGCAAATACTTTATCCAATGAAGGTACGCATTACAATTCCAGAGAGCTACGCAGACATTACCATCTCTCAATACAAAGAGATGATGAAGCGATGGAAAGAAGGGCAGCGAAACAAGAAGACTATCACGGACGTGCTGGAAGTTTTGTGCGGTGCAGAAGCAGACCTCGTGGAACGGATGCACGTAGAAGATGTTGCCAAGCTCACGAAGGATTTGTTTTGGCTGTTCCAAGAACCACAAGTACACGAGTTTCCTCTGAAACAAACCTTTATGCTACACGGTGTAGAGTACGGGTTTATTCCGAATATGCAGGAATTGACGGTAGGTGAGTTTGCCGATTTGGAAACGTACTTAGAGAAAGGTATGTATGAAAACTTGCAAGAAGTGATGGCAGTTTTGTACCGACCTGTGATTGCCAAGAAAGCACAGTTGTACGAAATCGAAGCGTACAGCCCCAGCAAGATAAAGGTAGATGCGATGAGCGAATGCCCGATGGACGTAGCAATCGGTGCGGTGGTTTTTTTTTATCGTATCGAGATTCTATTAGCAAACGCTTTAGAGCGTTATTCACCAGCAGTGGAGAGCAGGACAAGATGAGTCAGAAATGGGGATGGTACGCAATCATCTACCAACTTGCTGACGGCGATATATTAAGAATGGAAGGAGTCACACGTATATTGGTAGAGGAAGCCTTCACCTTCTTGGCTTATGAAAAAGACCTCAACTTGTCTCAGAAAATAAATATCAATGCAGACCGTAAACGACGTTAACGACGTATTTCAAACCATCGTTACCAATCACCAGCAACTCAAATCGTTCTACACGCATTCCGTGGATGAGGTAGATATCGACCAGATTACGATTGACCAGTTTCCTTTGTTGTATGCTCAGGTCACGGAAGCCAGCGTACAGGGGACGCATACCGAATTTACATACGAGGTATTTGTAGCTACCGTGGTATTTGAAAACCAACGCGATTTCGTAACGCAAATCTATTCTGAGACGCTGGGCATTATGCAAGATGTCATTGCCGAGTTTCATCTCGCTTCGTCAGGTCAGAACAATTTCACACCTTCGGACTGGTCATTTGAGATGCCTGTGTCGTGTGAGCCGTTTACAGCTAAGTTGACAAACAGCCTTACGGGATGGTCTGCTTCGTTTACCATCAAAGTACCAAGCCCAACTAACTTGTGTAATGCCCTCTATTAAGTATCTCCTAGACATTGGCGGTGAGACTAAGAAACTGGAAATGTACCGAACTCAAAAAGAGTTTGAGAACTATGCCAACGCAGTCATAAAGCAAGCACGGTTCATCCTCGAAGAAGAAGGCAAAAACGCTTCAGGGAATTTGAGCAAGTCGATGAATCATAGCTTTCAAATTGACGACAAACAATTCGTTTTGAGTTTCGATTTTGACGGCGCACCGTATTGGGATTTTGTAGAGTCAGGGGTTCGTGGTGCTGTGTCTGAAAAGAAAGCACCAGACAGCCCTTTTAAATTTGGGTCAGGCACAGGCGAGAAAGGAAAGCTAGTGCCAGCCATTGACCGCTGGACGGTGGTTAAACCTATTAAAGCCGTGCGAGATGCCAAGGGACGCTTCATCCCTCGTAAGGAATTGGTACGAAAGATTGCCATTAACGTGTATCGTCACGGCATCAAACCAACTCCATTTATACGTCCTACAATGCGTATATTGTTTAAAAAGTACAAGAGCAAAATTGAAGAAGCTATGGCTTCAGACATCTGGCACTTTTACAAGAAAGAACTGCCCACCAACTTTGAAATCGTAATCACACTGTAATGGCTATTAGCATTACCCAAGCACCCACACCAGATTTGCTCGGTTCAGCAGACCGAATCGTATACGTAGTATTTGAAAACACTGGTCTGCCTTCTAACGCCAAGTTTCGATACATCTGCGAAATTACTCGTGAGTCAACTATCGTAGCGAAGCTCAAGCAATTACCAAACTCGGCTGATTGTGGGGTGTTTGATGTGTCGGGGGTCATTCACGCTTACCAACAGCAAGACCAGAATAAACACGACCTTGCATTGTTCTCTGGTAACGTAGATGCGATGAACAAGTTTAGCTGCAAGTTCTACTACGAGTACGCTACCACGACATCGGACACGCCAGTAGAATATCCAGCCGCTGGAGTTACCGATGTGACGTATGTAGTCAACGGGACATTCACGCCAGTGTACAACGCTTATGACAGTACGAATTACGATACGTATGTGTTGGACGGCAGCACCAAAAAATTCTTGTCTGTATACCAGCCTCAGAAGTTGGTTGCCCAACCGACCGACGAAGGCATCGTAGGCTTAATTAACGGCACTACAAACGCACCTTGGTCATCGAACCCATCGTACATACACGTCAAGTATTACGATGGCACTACCGCCCTTAATTCAGGCTACTTTACATCTCCCTATGTGCCGAGCGTAGTTACGACCTCATCGAATTTTTTGATTTGGTTTGGTATCTATCCTGCTAACCTAGAAGCGCAAACTTCTGTTACTACTTTACAACCTAGCGATTCAGGTAACGTAGGCTGGACTCACTATACCGTACAAGCGGCAAGCAGCACTACGTTATCTGGAAACGAAACCAGCATAGAGTACAAGGTGACTCGCAAGCCCGCGTGCAAATACACTCCGATTCGTTTAGCGTGGTGGAATGAATTGGGAGGTTGGGATTACTACACTTTTTATTCGAAGAACACGCACAGCGAAAAGATACAGCGCAGCACATACCGAGAGGTAGGGGGCAACAGTTACGTAGCGGACGGAAACATTACCAATTTTGCTATGTTGCCTTATGAAGGTGGACTGAAAGTAAGCAACGTCCGAACCACTAACGAGTGGGTGTTGAACACAGACCCAGAAGACGAGGACTTCAACTTTGTCGTCGACAGCATAATGAACAGTCCAATGGTTTTGTGGAATTACAACAACGTCTGGCGTGGATGCGTAGTGACGGATACGGGCATCGACTTTAAGACAAGCGTAAACGATAAAGGCATCGTCTATACGGTGACGATTGAAGAATCACGATACAAAGTCACGATATGACAGAGGTACTGGTAAAAGTTCAAGACGACGTACAGCAGGTCAGCCTCGACCTACAAGACCCACGGGTAGAACTCAACTTTGAGATTCAAAACAATACAAAGCTCAGTGAGCGTAGTAGCCCACATAGCCTTTCGTTTAATTGCCTACGCACAAAGAAGAACAACCAGTTCTTTGAGCATTACCACAACGTCAATATCTCGACATCAACTTGGTCAGCATACAGCGATACCATAGTCGAGGTGCTGGATGATGGTATCTTGGTCTTGAGTGGTGTACTTCAATTAAATGAAGTAAACGACGAGGCGTACAGCGTCAACGTATTGGGTATTACAGCCGATTTGTTTCGAGCGATACGCGGGAAGTCATTTGCTGATTTGTTTGATTTTATAGGCACGGATACCGACCACGCACTGACGGCTGCAAACATCATCAGTTCTTGGACAGTAACCAATGACATCACAAACGGTAGTGTAGGGAACGGCACGGTAGTGTATCCTTTGGTAGACCACGGTCAATATCCTTTTGGATGGTTTTTAGCGGGAAACTTTGTGCAAAGCGGACTGAACAATTACTATGTCATTCAGCCGAGCCATCTAAAGCCATCTATAAAAGTCCAGTACCTGTTTGAGCAAATACTGAATTACGCAGGGTATACAGCCGCTTACGATTCCGAACTGAGTACTCCCCGATGGACTAAGTTGTATATGCTGACGGGTACAGAGCAGAAGTCGGTAGCGGTACGACCTATGTATGGTGCTAAAGTGCGAACCAACAGTACACTTACGATTCCCGCTAATACTCAAACGACTACATCTTTACTATTTACTTACGAAACAGGAGCATACTTTGACCCAGACAATTTGTTTCAAAGTGGAGTATTTGTAGCTCCATTTACAGGGACGTTTACCTTCTTTGTTCAACTCGTTACTCAAACCACGGCAACAGGAGATTATTACTTCAGCGTAAACATCGCAAGCCCAGACGAGACATTTAACGACCAAGTAATTGTTCCCGCTTCTGCAAATTCGGGTTATCTGTATACGCAAACATTTGTAATGAATGTCACAGCAGGCGATAGCGTATCGTTAAGCGTAGGGGCAAACTGTTCTGCGGCGGTAGATGTTGTTCCCTCGTTAAATATAGGCGATTCCTTTATTAGCGTACCACAATACAATACGGAAAACCCGACGGGAGCGATTGTGGATATGGCAGCCAATATGCCCGATATGACTTTGGACAAATGGTTAAAAGGCATCATTGAAAAATTCAACATCATCCTTGAGTACGATAACGATACTCCCACGCGCATCAATGTGAGTACAGCCCTTACGTATTTCAGTAGTGGAGTCGAAAAGGACTGGACAGCAAAGCTAGATTTAAGTAAAAACAAAGTAATCAAACCGACCACCGAGTTACAGAGCAAACGCATCATCTTTGAAGACCACAAAGGTGAAGACCACCGTAACGAATGGTGGCAACGAAACTGGGGTTGGGTCAAAGGAAAATACACATATGAAAACCAGAATGATTTTGCGGTTGATGAAGAAACTATTGGCGGAACATTTGTTCCGTTTCGTAGTCAAGCAATTCGTAAAAACTCGCAAACGGAAGAAACATTAATCCCAAATGTGCTGGTCAGTCGCCAGTGGATTAACTCGGAAAACGGAGCGAAAAACATTAGCAACAAGCCTATACTAGCGTACTACAACGGATTACGAGACATAGGAAACGGTTACAATTTTATTGTCGATACAACATCGGTTACAGAATATCCATTGTTTAGTCCATACAGTAGGCTTACCGTAGCTTCAGCTACCGTGCATCTTAATTGGGGATACGACTATCCTGATGATGACTCTCATCCATTCGTAGAAGGCATTCCGTTCTCCTTTATGTTCCGAAAGTATTGGGCGAAGTACATTAACGAGATATACAGTGAAGATGCGCGATTGATGGAATGCTCTTTGTTTCTGACACCACAGGACGTGCGAGATATGCGGCACAACGACAACATATGGATTGAAGATTCATACTGGCGCATTTTAAGCATAAACAATTACGTAGTTAATGGAAGTCAACCGTGTAAAGCGAAGTTGCTGAAAGTCATTGACAAGGGAGACTGGGAGTGCCGATACTATCCAAAGTCTTACAACGCTAACGGAACAATTACTTTCACCGATTCGGTAACAGGTAGTAGCGGTGATGGCAATAAAGATTGTTGTGAGCTATTTGGCTACAAGTGGAATACAGCTACAAATAAATGTCACTACATAACGTCAGGCGGTACGATTGGAGGTAACCCTACCGTACCCAGTTTTGAATCTGCGTACACCTTAGATGGAGGTGCTACTAAAAACCCATTACCTATCCCAAACTCCTTTAACAAGAGTTACAGCGCAACTACGTTTACAGCTACGCAAAGTATGTTTGCTATGGAAGGGGAAACTACTAGCAACACCTATGCAACGCTCAAAATCATTGGTGGCGGTAGTACCATTCCCCTTGAGCCTAACACTTTTTACGGAGTTGAATTAGATGTTCTGGTTATCCAAACAGGTGGCACATCAGGAACTGTGGGTGATGTAGATTACATAAAAGCAACTGCGGCAGTAAAATCCATTTTAGGCACTAGCCAATCGGTAGGCAATTTCGTTACGTTAAGTACGCATTCTGACCACAATCACGTACACGGTTTGCAATGGTTTGTTGCGGCAGGAGCTACTCGACCTCCTATTCTTCAATTGCAAGTATCGGGACAAAATAACCACACCTTGACGTGGTATGTGAATGCCAAGGTCACGGCTATGAACGCAATCAATTTACTGTGATGGACACATTTATGAATAACGTGGGGCGAGGCATTACGCCTACCATTTTTTTGATGAACCAGCGTATATATAAAGGTAGCCCACTGTACAAGCAATGGTACGGCAGGTATGCTTTGGACGGTAAGTTCTGGCGTAAACTAAAACTAGCAATCTATAATGGCTAAGACAGCAGTAATTGAGACCAAGGTAAAGGCGGAAGTAAAAGAAGCAATTGAGGACGTAAAGAAGTTTGGTGATTCGGTAGACGACCTGCGTAAAAAGGTAGGGGAAGGCGCAGAAGATGCATCCAAAGACTGGGGAGGTTTTGCCAAGTTGTTTTCTGGCTTGTTGCCTCGTAACGTCCAGATGATGATTCGAAAGTTCGAAAGCACTTTTCGTGCTGTAGGGCGTTTGTCAAAAGGACTCAAGTTTTTAAAAGGCGCATTTGCTGGTCTTGGAATCGGTTTGCTCATCATTGCACTTGAAACGCTTATTGACCGTTGGGACGACATCTCGCGATTGATTAGCGGTGTTACAAAGGAACAGGAACGATACAATGAAAGAATCAATGCAGGCACAAAAGCCCTGGAAGAATACAACACTCGCAACTCGGAATACATTCGAATTGTCAATGACACTACGGAAGAAACCAATTTGCGTAGCGAAGCGTTAAGCAACCTTGCTACGTCACTGCGCGAAGTACGTGACCTAGATATTGAATCAGCCGACGGATTAGAACGATTTAACAAGGCTATTGAACGCCAGTTAGATTTAGTTAGGATTCAGAATGAGGAACAGACATTGCTGAATCAGATAGCCGATTTGCGCATCGAAAACAACGAAGCAGAAGGCAGTTGGTGGCAGCGTGCTGGACAAGATATGTTTAGGCGTGGTGGCGCAGCAGGAGCGTTAGAAGAAAAACGCGCAGGTATTCAAGCGCAGATGAACGCTTTGATTGCAGATTACCAACAACTGCAAAAAGACCGATTAGCGTTAGAAGCGGAAACCACTGCCGAACTCGACCGACAAGCAGCGAAACAAGAACGTCTGCGATTGCTTGAAGCCGCACGATTGAAGTACGGCAAGGATTGGGAATTCCAGATGCAACAAATGGAGGAGGCAGATGACGAGGCATTTGAGCGTGAAGCTAATAATGAGTTGATGGCTCAGTTTCGCCGTGACCAAGCATTAGAAGAGCGCAACCGTAGACAGAAAGAAGCGGACGAAGCTATGTATGCCGAGATGGATGCACAGCGTTTAGCAAATCAGTTGGCAGAAGAAGCAGCGAGAGATAAAGAATTGCGGGACGAGTTACGACTACTGGATTTAATTGCTCAAGCGAGAAACTCTAATTTTCGTGCAGCAGAAAACATCAGCACGCAACTGGAGCGATTGAGCGAAGAAGGGACAAACGCCCAAAAAGCCTTTGCGGTCACAAGCGTATTGTTGAGTCAAGCTCAAGCAGTACAGTCAGCTATTACGGGAGCATTAAAAGCAGCAGCACAAACGGGTGCAGCAGCACCATTTACAGCACCTTTGTTTATTGCACAGATGGTAGGTATTGCCTTAAGTTCATTTGCACAAGTACGTTCTATCCTTAAACAAGCTGGAGCAAACGCACCGAGTGGGGGTAGTGGAGGAGGAGGTGGAAGGGGTGTTACCAACGCTCTAGTGCCTCAAGGAGCAGGTGGGCGACAATTAGATTTAGGTATACCAGCGCAAGCATACGTAGTTCAGAGCCAGCTACAAGGACAGATGCACTTCCAATCCAATCTAGCAAAAAGGTTACGCCTTTAAGGATTGGTATATTTATGAATGAAGGGCAAATCATAGGTACTAGGATTTTATGTAAAAGTACATATATTTGACAAAACAACAGAGATATGGTTGAAGCAAACATCTATATAGATTACGCACGTCAGGAGGATGTGCTAGACGTAGCGCACGATGTAATTGCAATGCAAGGACTAAGCGCAAAAGCCCCAATTCGACAAGTTAAAGAAAAGGCAGGCGGCGTGGAGTTAATCGTAATTTATGAAAACTATATTGATTACGAAGAACTTGTATACGAATTGGAACTAGCCTTTGAGCGTGTGTCAACATTTGAATACTAAACAATAGAGATATGGGAGTATTTGGGAACACGCCTTACGAGGTAGCAGAAACAATAGCGCAGGATATTAGCGATATGTCAAATGCAGAAATGTTTGCATTAGGCTATGCGTATATGGCATTAGAGGATATGAATTACCATCCAGAGAATCGGGCAATGATTCAGAAGTTCGGGCAAATTGATGCGCACGTTGACCGTGTTATGAGTGGCGTTTATTACGATTTGACACCAGGCAGTAGTTTTGATTTCGACCCAGCAGTTGCAATTGAACTTGCCATTATTGTAGCTGAACGCAATTTCCCTGAATTAGCAAGTTGGTTGAAACGCATTTAAACAACAGAGATATGGGATTTTTGGGAGATAAAATTTTTATTGACGGGCTACGTAGTGATGCCTTCTATAATTGGGTGGAACTGTTAGACTTATATGGTTACAGTTTTGAAACATATCTCGAAGCATACGGAAGATACGAAATCATTGAAATTGACACCCGTAGTATAAGTAGCAAGGATAATGTTTTCCGAAGCATCTTAATTGAAATGGAGGCTGACGGGGCAACTATTACTTACAACTAAACAACAGAGATATGGATTACGTACACAATTTTGAAATGGCTTACGATGTTGATGCATTGCTGGATGAAGTGTTTTATCAAGATGTTTATTTAGGTCACTTAGATGATTTTGCGGCTGAATTAGGCATTACGAGAGACCAAGTATATGCCGCAATCTTAGCAATTGAGAAAGTATACAATTTGACTATTGAATTAGACAATCGGAATCAAGTGGTTGTAATGAACTAAACAACAGAGATATGAGTAACTACGGACAAGACAGTTCTACTTCATTTAATCAACTTGACTGGTTAATTAGTGAGATTTACGAAGAGGTTCGAGCTAAGGATATGGATTGGGCAGACGACATTATCGAAAAACTAGCTGACGCTTTATACGATGGAAACCCAATGCGTATGCACTTGATTTTGAATGAATGGGGAGCAAATCGTTATTTGCCTGCGCAATTTATTCGCAAGCTAGAAGATGCTATCGAACAATACGCCTTTGAAACCAACAGCTACGGCATTTAAACAACAGAGATATGACACAGGGAAGAAAAGGCGGTTATTTGATGCGTGTGAACGCAGACATTGAAGACGTGTTGGACGTTTTGTATAGTCAAGGGTCATACGATGACTTGCCATTTTGGGTTTACGACGTGTACGAAATAAGTGGATTACACCAATACGAAGTTATGATTGAAGTTGAAGATAGATATTTTGATGAAGCAGTGTTTATTCTAGAGCGCGAAGGAATGGGTGTAATGGCAGATGCATAAACCATCACAGAACTAAACAACAGAGATATGTATATGAAAGAGTACATTCTTTTTGAAACAGTCGAGGATTACGAGGACGCATTAGAATTTATAATGGAAGAGGATGTACGAGATGTTGTGCCAAATCCCGATAAATTAGAAATTGTTATCAATATGTTCGACCTGAGATTGGTCGAAGACATTTTAGATTCGGCGGCGATACCTTACAAGATTTGGAGGTAACTCACATTATTTAAACAACAGAGATATGTATCGGAACGAAAAACGCTCAATAAGTCAAAGAGAATTTGACAACTTCATTGAATATATGATGGATTTCTATGGGGCAGGAGAGGGGATGTATGAGTATGAAGTAAACAATGGACGAGGTTACACGGAAGATGAAATTATTGAGGCTACTGAAAAGTATTTAGCGACAACAAACGATTGGGGGGGGGGCGATTCTTTTGACCGCGAACAGGTGGCAATCATTCTTGACCCCGCGAACGCAAGCCGATTTTAAACAACAGAGATATGGCAGAACGCAAACTGATTGAATTACTTATTGAAGACGAGGCTGACGTAGCGGTAGAAGCTATCAGCCTTGTTAAGTTTCCTGCCATCGAGAGTAACTTCATTTTTTTCTCTAAGCAAGGCAAGAAGAAGGAGATGGTTTCGCTGGCGAGCATCGAGGATGAAGACCAGCGTATGCTCATTGGTGCAGCGTTAATTCCTG